TGTATCTTACCTACTACATTATGCAATTTTTAATGATAATGTAAATATTGCAATTCTTGCTAACAAGGCATCTACTGCTAAAGATCTATTAGATAGATTGCAAACCGCATATGAGAATTTACCTCGCTGGTTGCAGCAAGGTGTTTTGACCTGGAACAAAGCATCTCTTGAATTGGAGAATGGGTCAAAAATTATTGCAGCATCAACATCTGCATCTGCAGTTCGTGGTGGATCTTATAATATCATTTTCTTGGACGAATTTGCGTTCGTTGCAAACCATATTGCGGATCAGTTCTTTAGTTCAGTTTATCCCACAATTTCCTCTGGTAAGAATACTAAAGTGATTATCGTGAGTACACCTCATGGTATGAATCACTTCTATAAACTTTGGCATGATGCTGAACGACAAAAAAATGAATACATTCCAACTGAAGTTCATTGGAGCGACGTTCCTGGTAGAGATGAGAAGTGGAAGAAGCAGACTATTGCAAATACTTCTGAGCAGCAGTTCAAAGTTGAGTTTGAGTGCGAATTCCTAGGATCTGTCGATACTCTCATTAGTCCTTCAAAAATTAGGACTATGGTTTATGAACAACCAAGAATAAGTAATCAAGGTCTAGATGTATTTGAAGACGTTCAAAAAGACCACAGTTATGTGATTTCAGTAGATGTTGCAAGAGGTGTTGGTAGTGATTATTCTGCATTTACTGTTATAGACATAACAACATTCCCACATAGTTTAGTTGCAAAATATAGGCATAATGAAATAAAACCGATGCTATTTCCAAGTGTCATATATGAAGTAGCAAAAAATTATAATGAGGCTTATGTGTTATGTGAAGTTAATGATGTTGGTGATCAAGTTGCTGCCATCTTACAGTTTGATTTAGAATATCAAAATTTATTAATGTGCTCTATGAGAGGAAGAGCAGGTCAAATTGTTGGTCAAGGATTTTCTGGGAAGAAGACACAATTGGGTGTAAAGATGTCCAAGACCGTCAAAAAAGTCGGATGTTTAAATTTAAAAACACTCATTGAAGAAGATAAATTGATATTTAAAGACTATGACATTATAGCAGAGTTAACAACGTTTATCCAAAAACATAATTCCTTTGAGGCAGAGGATGGATGTAATGATGATCTTGCAATGTGTTTAGTAATATATGCTTGGTTAGTTGCACAAGATTATTTTAAAGAATTAACAGATCAGGATATTAGAAAGCGTTTATATGAAGAGCAAAAGAATCAAATAGAACAAGACATGGCACCTTTTGGATTTATTGATGATGGTTTGGGATCTGATAGCTTTGTTGATAAAGATGGTGACCGCTGGTTTACTGATGAATATGGTGATATGTCCTACATGTGGGATTATCAATAATGAATATAGACGATCAAATATCTTTATCTCATCTACTTTTAAATGAGAGAACTTGTAGATATTGTGGACAAAGGAAGAATTTAATTGAAGGATTTTATAGGACACGTAAAAATAAAGGAGCAGTATCTTCTTCATATTCATATGAATGTAAAGAATGTACTAAAAAGAGAATAATTGTTAATAAAATGAAAAATAAAGTATTTGATAGATGGGAGTATCCAGATTGGTAGTTCACGTCCAGTTTCCCCGCCTAAATAGACATTTTAATAAATATTTTTAGTTAAATCGAGTCTTAAGGAGAATTAATCAATGGCGACTCCTCAATTATCTCCTGGTGTATTAACTAGAGAGGTTGATCTTACCGTAGGAAGAGCTGATAACGTTCTTGATAACGTTGGGGGTATTGCGGGTCCCTTTGAAATCGGACCTGTCGATGTACCAATTACAATTAATACGGAACAAGAACTAATCAATTCTTTCGGCAAGCCAAGAACAGAGTACAAGCACTATGAGTACTGGATGAGTGCCTCATCATATCTTTCTTATGGTGGCATAATTAATGTGGTTAGAACCGATGGTGAAAATCTACAGAATGCAAACATTGGTGTGGGAACAGGATTTGTTCCTTTAAAAATTAAAAATTTTGACGACTACAACTCAAACATTGCAGAATCTGCTTCAAATTTTTATTATTCTGCAAAAAATCCAGGATCATGGGCAAACAGTGTAAAAGTTTGTATTATTGATGATTTTGCTGATCAGGTTATTGGTTTTGCTACAACAGCAATTAGTCAAGGTTCTGGAATTAATGCACAAGTTGGTTATGGAATTACTGTAGATATAAGTGGAAGTGTTATTGCTGGATCAGGATCAACACAGGCTTTTGAAGGGTATCTAAAGGGAATAATTACACAAGTAATTGATGGTCCAGAACTGAATATTAGTTATTTGTCTGTAAAAATCCATTCAATCGTATCCACTGGAGGTACAGAACCAGGGAGGCATGAAAGAGTAAAATATAGTCAAGGAAGTGATATTTACTCATTCTTACCTGGACAAAGGGTTACAATTAATGATAATAATGATAGAGTTGTATCTTTTACTGATGCAGTTGGAGCTTTAAATTCTACTTTTGTAGATACTGCAATCGCTTCTGAAAAAGGAAATACTTATTCTGGAGTTGCTGGAGTTGCTGCAAATGATGGAGCAGATGCAACTTTTAATGTTACTAGAAATACAACAGATGGTTCTGTAGAATCTATCACTGTTGCAAATCCTGGTATTGGATTTACTACTTCAGAGACAGTCACTATTGCTGGTTCTTTAGTTGGTGGATATGATTTATCTTTTGGTGCAGTCGCATCTACAGGAATTAGTTCAGCACCAACTGTAGGAACTTCAGTAAACACTACTTTCTTTGGAGTTTCTGGTGTTGGTACAGATGGTGGAACAGGAGTAACATTTAACATTTATAGAAATAATGTTGGTGGAATCAGTACTGTTACATTAGTAGATCCTGGTCAAAACTTTAGTGTTGGTGAGGAAATCACTGTTTTAGGTAGTGCTATTGGTGGAGTTGCTCCAAATGATAACCTAGTACTTACAGCAGATGTATTAAGAGATGATGAGATTACACTTCAAGTAGATTCTCTGATTTCTAGAGCATTAATTGATGGATCGGATGATTGGTATAATAACCAAACTTTAGGTTTAAATAATGCTAATATTCGTTGGAGCTCTATTGCACCAAAACCTGGAACGTCAAATTATGCAGACCAACGTAATGGCGAGTCTGATGAAATGCACATTGTTGTTGTTGATGATTTAGGTGCTCTGACTGGAATTAGAGGTAATATTTTAGAGAAGCATTTGTTCCTTTCTAAAGCAACTGATGCAATTTCGCAAGTAAACTCACCAGAAAAAATCTGGTATAAGAATTACCTTGCAAACTTCTCAGATTATATCTACGCTGGAGCAAATCAATCTGCAGGATTTGATGAGTTTTATGAGACACAACCAGTAGCTACTGTATTTAATAGAGACTTTAATATCTCATATCCATATTCAGTTATTACTGGTGCTGCTGACTATCCTACAACATTTTCAACTCCATCATTAGAAGATCTTATTTGGGATAGAGAAGCTCAAGATAATTCATTTAGTGTAATTGGTGCAGTAACTTATTCACTAGATGGTGGAAAGGATTATACTGAAGATAATGGATTAAAGTCTAATTTAGGTGACCTCATATCTGCATATGAAAGATTTTCAAGTAAAGATGATGTTGTTTTAGACTTCTTAATGATGGGACCAGGACTTGATTCAATTGGTGAGAGTCAAGCAAAAGCAAATAAATTGATATCTCTTGCAGAGTCAAGAAAAGATTGTATGGCAGTTATATCTCCACACAGAGCATCTGTTATAGATATAACAAATTCAGAAACACAATTGAATAATACTATTGAATTCTTTGGTCCTTTACAATCTTCTTCATACGCAGTTTTTGATAGTGGATATAAGTATACCTATGATAGATTTAATAATGTATTCCGTTATATTCCATGTAACCCAGATGTTGCTGGATTGATGGCAAGAACAAACCTTGTTGCTTATCCATGGTTCTCACCCGCTGGTCAGCAAAGAGGAATTATCAAAAATGCAATTAAATTAGCATTTAACCCAAGCAAACTCCAAAGAGATCGTCTATATTCTGTAAGGATTAATCCTATTGTATCACAACCTGGACTTGGTGTTCTACTGTTTGGTGATAAAACAGCTCTTGGATATGCATCAGCATTTGATAGAATTAACGTTCGTAGATTGTTCCTAACAGTAGAACAATCACTTGAAAGAGCTGCTGAAGCACAACTATTTGAATTCAACGACCAGATTACAAGATCAAACTTTGTAAACATTGTTGAACCATATTTACGTGATGTTAGAGCAAAAAGAGGTATCTATGACTTCTTAATTATTTGTGATGAAACAAATAATACTCCAGATGTTATTGATAACAATGAATTTAGGGCAGATATCTTCCTGAAGCCTGCTAAGTCTATTAACTATGTTACTCTAACATTTGTTGCAACCAGAACTGGAATCAGTTTTGAAGAAGTAGCTGGTAGAGTTTGAGTCATTATTTAAAAACTAACACGGAGGAACAAAAAAAATGACTAGAGCGATTAGAACCATCACTGACTTCAAATCAAAGTTACAGGGTGGTGCAGCAAGACCAAATCTATTTGAGGTAAGTATTCCAACTTTCCCAGATAGCGTATCTGGTTGGGATGATGAAACTTTTAATTTCTTATGTAAAGCAGCAGCACTTCCTGCTTCCAATGTTGCATCAATCGATGTTCCATTTAGAGGAAGAATTTTAAAAGTTGCTGGAGATAGAACATTTGATGTTTGGACGGTAACTATTATTAATGACGAAGACTTCAAGATCAGAACTGCTTTTGAGCAGTGGATGAATCAAGTAAGCAAGTTAGATAATGCTACAGGTGCAACTTCTCCAACATCATATATGAGAAATGCATATGTCCATCAACTAGGTAGAGGTGAGAAGAGATTCTCAACTACAAATACTGATGCAACAGCAACTTTACCATTAAGAACATATAAGTTCTATGATATCTTCCCAACTAATGTTGGACAAATTGACCTCTCTTATGATACTTCAGATACAATTGAAGAGTTCACTGTAGACTTCCAAGTTCAATGGTGGCAAGCTGAGAGCACTGACCAAACTGGCACTGCTATTGTATAATAAATAGTACATCAAAATACTTTAGATTATAATGGCAAAACTATTTGGTTTTTCAATAGATGATGAAGATAAAAAATCTAAAGGTGTGGTTTCCCCCGTTCCTCAATCAAATGAGGACGGGGTTGACCATTATCTAACTAGTGGATTTTTTGGATCTTATGTAGATATTGAAGGTATCTACAGGACCGAATATGACTTAATTAGAAGATATAGAGAGATGGCACTTCATCCAGAGGTTGATGGTGCCATTGAAGATATTGTGAACGAAGCCATTGTTAGTGATACCAATGATAGTCCAGTTCAAATTGACTTGGATAATCTAAATGCAAGTGATGGATTGAAGAAAAAAATAAGAGAAGAATTTAAAGCAATTCTAGAGTTATTGGATTTTGATAAGAAGTGTCATGAGATATATAGAAATTGGTATGTTGACGGAAGACTATATTATCATAAAGTAATTGATCTCAAAAATCCCCAAGAAGGAATTCAAGAATTAAGATACATCGACGCATTAAAGATGCGTTTTGTTAGGCAGGCAGCAAAAAAAGGCAACGATAATTCAATTGCACTATCAAAAGATTTAGAAAAAGATCCTACAGATTCTGGTTTCCCAGAAATAACAGAGTATTTTGTATATAATCAAAACACCCAAAATCCAGTTGGTTCTTTAGCAAAAGGTTCTGGACAAGTTACTCAGGGAATAAAATTTGCAAAAGATAGTATTACATATTGTACTTCTGGACTCGTTGACAGAAATAAGAATATAACATTATCTTATTTGCATAAAGCAATTAAATCCATCAATCAACTTCGCATGATTGAAGATAGTCTTGTTATTTACAGACTATCACGCGCACCTGAGCGCAGAATATTCTATATTGATGTTGGCAACCTTCCAAAGATGAAGGCAGAACAATATTTGCGTGATGTTATGATGCGCTATCGTAACAAGCTTGTCTATGATGCAAATACTGGTGAGATTAGAGATGATAAAAAATCTATGGCAATGCTAGAAGATTTTTGGTTGCCTCGTCGAGAAGGTGGAAGAGGAACAGAAATCTCCACTCTTCCTGGAGGACAAAATCTTGGAGAACTCTCTGACATCAAATATTTCCAAGAAAAACTATATCGTTCACTTAATGTTCCATCTTCAAGAATTGGTGGTCAAGAAGGATTTAATTTAGGTAGATCTTCAGAGATTCTTAGAGATGAATTAAAGTTTACAAAATTTGTTGGTAGGTTGAGAAAGAGATTCTCAAATCTATTTACTGATATATTAAAGACTCAATTAATCCTAAAAAATATTGTGTCTCCTCAAGATTGGAGTATTATGGAAGAGCATATTCAATATGACTTCCTATATGATAATCATTTCTCTGAACTTAAAGAAGCAGAGTTAATGACAGAGAGATTAAATATTGCAGCAACAGCAGAACCATACATTGGTAAGTACTTCTCACAAGATTATGTAAGGCGCAAGATTCTTCGCCAAACTGATGAAGAAATTATTGATCAAGATAAATTGATTAAGAAAGAGATTGAATCTGGTGTTATTCCAGATCCAAATGCACCAATAGATCCAGCAACTGGTATGCCAATGGATCAAGGTTCTGGAGCACCTGCAATAGATGGACAATCGGGCAAAACCCCTATAGATCCAGAATCTCCAACCTTAACTTAAAACTAAATTATTTTTTAATAGACCCTTACGCCGCAAAATAAAGATGGTGTGAGGGTCATTTTTATTGAATTCCTTAAATTCAGTATCGACTTTATATTGTTTATCAAAGCATTTTACATAAAATGGATATTGAGTATACTCATCAAAAATAAATGCTTTTTGTAAGTCCATAATGTTATTTTCTTCCAAAATAAAATATTTACCAACTTTTTCTGAGATATTAAATACAGAATCTTTATTTTTAAACATGAATGCAAAACTTCCAGCATGTAGAGTATGCCCATGCTTACCTTTGTCTAGAATTTTGCCAGTTTTCATATAGTGAGTTATTGCTCTCTCAATTTCTCTATAATGAGTACCAATAACTCCCCTATCTTTTTTTACATAATCAAACAGAGTATCATAAAAAATTCTATAAGATATCCCAAACATATCAAAAAAGTGTTTAGAAATTATTTGAGTGTAACCAGCAATATGGAACTGTACAATTAACCACCCATAAAGATATGCTTCAATTAGATCATTATTTGACATTGTATTAGTTTCAGATACCAATTCTATAACTTCTTTAATTCCATAATCATCTTTACTGAAAGACATATAGTCCTCTGCTTTGATTGTTTTTATTCCATATATTTCTCTAGTAGTAGAACTATTCAAATCAGTATTACCAAACATTTGGCAAAACCAAACATCAATAGAATCATGCTGTCCACATTCTAAAATTTTTGCAAATCCATCTTTCCAACTTTCCAAAGTTTCATCTGGCAATCCAAGAATCAATTCACTGTAAGTTTTTACTCCCCACTTTTTACTTTTTTCAATTTGCTCGGATATTTTATTAATGCTCATATTCTTTCTCTTAATTGCCTTAAGAGTAGGTTCATTCATGCTTTGAACACTTAAGGTAACTCCTCTACTAATATCTCCAAGAATTTGGGCAATTTCAAAGATAACCTCAGTAGAATTTTTTGAATACTGAACATTTACTGCTTCTAATCTTCCATTATCTGCTGCCTTTCTAAACATTTTGGCAATTTCAATATCGCGTTCTTTAAACATTCCAAAGTTTGCATCTGCATTGAATATAAAACCAACTTTATTTCTCTCTGCCCAAGCAATATCTTGAGCAACTCTATCTAAACCAAATTTATTAATTTTACCGTAAGTGACAGTTCCCCAGTCACAAAATGTACATCTGTGCGGACACCCACGATTTGTTTCTATTGTCATTGACCACAAAACATCTGGATTCCTCTCAATAATATTATTGAATACACCCATTTGATATGGGCTTGGAAAATCCATATCATCTATTCTTTTCTTCTCATATACTTTGTTAAATGGTTCATTATTAACAACTTTTCTAAGAAGATCCAAAAATGCCTCTTCTCCTTCAGAGAGAATCAAACAATCAATAAATTCATATTGTTCAAATTTTTTAGTTACTTGAGGTCCTCCAAATTCAATAACACAGTTTGGATACCTTTCTTTAATCATTTTTGCTATATGCAAATTGTATTGCTCATTCCATACATAACAACTAAAAGCACAAACTGCTGGATTCTCAAGTCTATTGACCAATTCTTCTGGATTCTCTCTCTTAAAAATAAAATCTTTAAGATAGTACGAATTAGTAATATCTTTATACTGAATACAATATGCCCACAAACATCCAACACTATATGGTAACCAATAGGTTTCTTCGTTCCTAACTTCTATTGAATATTGTGGTTGGAACATATATACATTTCTCATAATCTTAATATAGTATTTTTATCAAGTCCCTGTCTCTTAATTGCCCACATATTATATCGATCTTCCTCAGACCTACTATTGGACATATTATACTTTATTTTACCTTTCTCACCACTTTCAAAATCTACACTAGACTCCAACTGATATGGATAATCTTTATCTGGATTATAGACAAATTGTTTTTGAATGTTAAAGATATCTTCGGGAACATCCCAGCAGGATTTAACTAAATCAAAGATATATTGTTTATTATCCCAAAATATGTTGAAGTCATGCGCCATAGATAATTCTAAAGAATGTCCAGTGTCACCAGCATAAGTAACTTTACCTGTACTCATGTATTCATATAATCTATTATAAAGACTTTTATAATGATCACCAAATAATTGTGAGTCATTTTTTACATGTTCAAACAATTTATCATAAAACTCTCTATATGATACATTTTTAATATTTCTATAGTATTTTGATATTATTTGCGAGAATCCGTTGATATGAAATTGTACGATCATCCAACTGTATAGATATGCCTCAACAATATCTTCTGTTGACATTGTATTTGTTTTGTTTATAATCTCCACAATTTCAGTTATGTTGGAATGTTTAGTATTTGTAAACGATAGGTAATCTTCCGCTTTTACAGTTTCTATACCATAAACTTCTCTAGATAGAGCACTATTCAATTCAGTATTACCAAAAACTTGACAGAACCAAATATCAATAGATTCGTGCTGCCCATTTTCAAGGATAGTTGCAAAACCCTCTTTCCAAGATTCTAAAGTCTCTTCAGGAAGACCAAGAATCATCTCAGTGTATGTACGAACTTTATATTTCTTTGCCAACTCCATGTGCTGAGCATAATTTTTAATACTCAGATTCTTTCTCTTAACTGCTTTAAGAGTTGGTTGATTCATACTTTGGGCACTGATCGTAATACCTCGTTTACAAAATTCTCCCAGTGCCTCTGCTACCTTAAATACATTCTCATTTGAGTTCTTACTATATTGTATAACAATATCATCTATTCTACTCTTAGGGTTTTGACCTGCCTCTCTCAACAATCCTGCCAAGTAGATATCTCTCTCACCAAACATTCCAAAGTTTGCATCTGTAAGGAATATATAACCAACTCTATTATTGACCATCCAGTCAATATCTTCTATAACTCTTTCCAATCCAAACTGTTGAACTTTACCATAAGTTGTTCCACCCCAATCACAATAAGTACATCTATGCGGACAACCTCGATTCGATTCGAGCATTGATGCCCAAGTAACGTCTGGATTTTCTGCAACTATAGTATCAAATATACCTGCTTGATATGGACTTGGCATATCAAGATTAGTCATCCGACTTCTCTCGTAAAGTCTTGGATATTCTTTTCCAGTATGCAATAATCTCAATAAATCTAAAAAGTTTTCTTCACCATCTCCACCCAACATAACACAGTCAATAAAGTCATGCTTATCTAACATTGACTTTGATGCTTGAGGTCCACCAAATTCAATAATGCAATTTGGATATGCCTGTTTTACTTTTTGAGCAACGTGTAGGTTATATTGTTCATTCCAAATGAAGCAACTAAATGCACATAAGAATGGATCTTCCATTCCAGCAACTAATTTATCTGGATCTTCTCTTTTAAATACTAGTTGTTTTAAATTATAGTTTTCTTTTATATCTTCAAATTGAGAACAATAGCTCCATAAACACCCAACACTATACGGCAACCAATAATTATCCTCGTTACGAACTTCAACAGAATATTGTGGTTGTAATAAGTAGATATTATTCATTATTTTTTATTGCCAGTTCATAAAAATATTTATCATCCCAGTCACCAATTGCTCTTTCCATCAAAATATCGTTATCTTTGCCATAAGTAAAAAATTCATCTAAGGTAAATTTATCTCTATCATTATTCCACCATTCATAATATGCTTCATAGCATTTAACAAAACTAAGTTTGGGTGACCAATCTAATAAACCATGTACACCTTCATGACTAATTCCACAAAAATATGGATTAATTGGAATTAATGGTATAGAATAACTTTTTCCAGTATGGATTAGATAATAGTCTGGACCACCAGAAGTTGCATCATAATATTTACCATCATGTATTCCAGAAACTCTATCAACATAAGCATAATCTGCTATTTTATAGTCAAATTTATATTTTCCAGATTGTTTATGAAATCCAACTATTTTTTCTATGTGGTCTCTTTTAAATAAAGATGCTCCTAATGAATATTGATGTTTAGTTGGATGTAAATAAAATGGTATTATATCATAAGTTTCAAATCCAAGCTGAATACAATCCCAATCATATGGAAGTCTATCCATAAACTCTTCCCAGGTAAAGTGCCATCTTTTCATTAAAGACAGGTCATAATCATCTTCCATCAACATAAGATAATCTTCACCAAGACTTAACCATTGATCAAGAAAATCAAATAAAATACAACCATAGACATTCATATATAAAGAGCAACTTTCTGGGTATTCTCCAATTAATTTATCTACATAATATTTTGGTGGATTTTTATCTTTGGGAGGACTAATCATCCCAACTCTTGTGTAAGATAATCCCAAAGAATTAAACTGGGATTCCATATATTTTTTTCTTTCTATTCTATGGTCAGGATTTGTATAATAGATATTGGGAAAAACATTCATAATAAAATCTCTTTTTGATATTTATCTAAATAACTGTGTAATTACTTATATACAAGAATTATGGACGAACTTTTAGATATGATTATTGCAGATGAGTCCCCATCGAGCGTAGCATCTAATATTAAAGATATGTTATTTGTAAAGGCAACTGAGAGAGTTGACTCGATGAGATCTCCAGTGTCATCGTCAATGTTTGATTCTACTGATTCTGAAGTTGAAGACTGAATAAATAATAGATAAGAACTTAGTCTTTTAACAGATGAAACTCATTAGAGAAGAAATTGAAAAAGTTGAACTTATAACCGAAACGGTTAATGGTAAGAAAAATCTTTATATTCAAGGGATATTTCTTCAGAGTGAGCAAGTAAATCGCAATGGTAGATTATACCCATTCCAAATTATGGAAAGGGAAGTAAAGAGATATTCTAAAGATTATGTAGATAAAGGTAGAGCTCTTGGTGAACTAGGTCATCCAGATGGTCCTACAGTCAACCTTGATAGAGTGTCACATAAAATTACTGAGCTAAAGCAAGTAGGCAATGACTTTGTGGGTAAGGCACAAATTCTATCTACACCAATGGGTAAGATTGCAGAATCTTTACTTAAGGATGGAGTAACACTTGGAGTATCTTCCAGAGGTATTGGTTCACTCAGAGAAAACCAAAAGGGTTATAAGGAAGTCGGTGAAGACTTCATGTTAGCAACTGCTGCAGATATTGTTGCTGACCCCTCTGCCCCAGATGCATTTGTATCTGGAATTATGGAAGGCAAAGAATGGGTATGGGATGGAGGAATCCTAAGAGAAAGAGCAGCGCAGGTTACAAAAAATGCTATTGAAGATCTTACTCGCCAGAGAAGACTTGAAGAGCATAAGTTAGAACTATTCAATAACTTCTTAAATTCACTTTAAGAAGTAAAAATTTAATTTTGATAAATAAATATAGATTAAAGAATCTAAAGGTTAAACGGAGAGTCTCAAATGTCTAGTGACAACAATTTACAGGAAATGGAAGCAGGCACAAGTCAATCCAGAACCGCTGTCAATGCAGGTGCAAAGGCAGGGGATCCAATGCAAAAGCTTGCTCCAGGCGCAGTCGATGGTCAATCGGGATCATGGGAAGATCTTGGCGGTCCTACCCCCGAAAACTACAAATCTGATGATAATTCAGCAATGCTGAAGACTCCTGGTGCAACACTTAAGCAAGTTAAAGATGTTGTCACTAAGGGTGCAAAGGGTGCTGACCCAATGAAAGGTCTCAAGAAGTCTGATGCCGTTAAGGAAGAAGAGGAACTTGATACTGAAGCAGTCCTTGAAGAAGAGGAAGAAGTAACTGAAGAAGATCTCGTCTCTGAAGAAGAAGAAACTGAAGAGGAAGAAGAGCTTGAGGGTGAAGAAGAAGAGGAAGAAGTAGAAGAAGAGTTTGACGTTAGTGAAGATGTCGATGCTCTCCTTGGTGGAGAAGAACTCTCGGAAGAATTCCAAGAGAAGGCACGCACTATTTTTGAATCTGCACTTCGTTCTAAAGTTTCTGAGATCAAAGAATCTCTTATTGAACAGTATGATGCTGCATATGAAGAGAGACTCATTGAAGAAGTTACCGAATTTAAATCTGCTCTTACAGAGCGCGTAGATTCTTATCTAGAGTATGTTGCTGACGAATGGATGACTGAGAACCAGATCTCCATCGAAAATGCACTTAAGACCGAAATGACTGAGAGCTTCCTCTCAGGCATGAAGGATCTTTTTGAAGCACATTATGTATCAATCCCTGAAGATAAATATGATGTTCTAGAGAGCATGGTACAAAAACTTGATGAAATGGAGACAAAACTCAACGAGCAAATCGAAAAGAATGTTGTCCTCAACAAGCGTCTCTCCGAGTCGGTTGCTGATGGAATCTTTGATGATGTTGCAGAGGGTCTAGCACTCTCTCAAAAAGAGAAGCTCGCTTCACTTGCTGAAAGTGTTGAGTTTGAAAGTGAAACCAATTATCGTGAAAAACTGGAGATGCTGAAGGAGTCATACTTCTCAGCGCAGAAAGCTCCAAAAGCAAAGTCCGAAAGTTTATCGGAAGAAGTTGAAGTGGATGCACAAGTATTCCACTCTGATAGCATGAATGCCTATCTGAGAACACTTTCTGGTGTTGCCAAAAAGTGATTTTAATATAATTCAACCAACAAACACATTTAGTACAAAGGAAAAAGCAAATGTTCCAATCCGAGCATCTGCAGGAAAAGTGGAGTCCACTTCTCGACTATGACGGTCTTGATCCAATCAAAGATTCTCATCGTAGAGCTGTAACCGCTGTCCTGCTCGAAAACCAAGAAAAGTTTCTGAGAGAGCAAACCGCATTCTCTCACGGTCTTCTGACCGAAACCCCAACAAACTCTGCTAACGCTGCTGGCGCTCCTTCACCAGGAACTGGTGGTGGATTCTCTGGTGACGCTGCTGCTGGCGGTCCTGTTGCTGGTTTTGATCCCGTTCTGATCTCCCTGATCAGACGTGCAATGCCTAACCTTGTCGCATATGACCTGGCTGGCGTTCAACCAATGAGTGGTCCTACTGGACTCATCTTTGCAATGCGTTCACGCTACACCGATCAGAACGGTGCAGAAACCTTCTTCGATGAAGTAGATTCAGCATTCTCTGGTCAACCTAATGGTCTCAACAACAGCAACGGATTTACCGATGGTGTTGCTGGTATGGGTACTACTGCACAAGCAGGCAGCAACCCTGGTCTCCTGAACCCTGTAGGAACCGCATCATCCACCGCTTACAACCTTGGACAAGGTATGGTAACTGGTGATGCTGAGAACCTGGGTAATGGTGATGGTAACCAGTTCAACGAGATGGCATTCTCGATCGAGAAGGTTCTTGTTGAAGCAAAGTCAAGAGCACTGAAGGCAGAATACAGCCTTGAGCTTGCTCAGGACCTGAAGGCGATTCACGGTCTGAACGCAGAAGCAGAACTCGCTAATATTCTCTCAAGCGAGATTCTTGCTGAAATCAACCGCGAAGTCATCAGAACCATCTATAAGGTTGCTGAGCAAGAC